TTACTATAACAAACTAGTAACACATATATATATTTGGATATGAACTCTCCCACTAGTCTCTCTCCAGATACTACTAGAATTTTGGCCGGGCCTTCGCACTTGGAGTTGGCCAAATCTATTGCCAATTATACTGGAATTCCGTTGATTAATACCAAACTAATTCAATTCGCAAATGGCGAAACAAATGTGCAAATTACTGAGAATATCCGCAATAAGCGCATTATTATCGTTCATGCATGCAGGACGGATTCTAAATATACCCTCAATGACAGGTTGGTAGAACTGATGCTTATGGTAGATACTTGTAAGCGCTCGGCGGCCAGGTGTGTTTATGTGATGTTGCCTTATTTCCCGTATAGCCGTAGTGATAAGAAGATGGCTTCCAGAGAACCTATTGCCGCCAAGTTGATGGTTGATACTTTGACTAATATGGGTATTAAGCGGGTTATGTGTGTCGATTTACATGCCTCGCAAATCCAAGGATTCACTGACAAACCATTTGACAATTTTTACGCCATCAATGTTTTGTGCCATTATTTTGCGAAACATTTTTTGATCGTCGAAGACGACGATGAAACACACCGGGACTACGTACTAGTATCTCCCGATCTAGGTGCGGTAAAGCGGATCGAAGCGTATTCCAAGAAATTAGCGCTACCTCACGCCATTATGCACAAGCAACGTGATTATACCAAGGAAAATGTCGTTCTCAAGTCCATTTTGATCGGTGAAAAGGATGCCGTAAAGGATAAGACCTGTATTGTGGTAGATGATATGGCCGATACTTGCGGTACTGTAATCGCCGCAGTGAATACCTTGGTGAACGAACACGGTGCCAAGGATGTCATTATTGCCGTTACCCACGGCATTTTGTCTGGTCCCGCAATTGACCGTATTAACGGGTGTGAAAATATCAAGGCTGTAGTTGTCACCAATTCCCTTCCTCTTCCCGAAGGTGCTCTTCAAAAGTGCCCCAAGCTCCAAGTCGCCGACCTTACACCGTTACTAGGCGAGGCCATTCTCCGCATTGGAGATGGTCGTTCCATTTCCGAATTATTCGAATAAAGAGATTTAAAAGTATATACTCTTCAGAGTATATACGCTACGTTGTTACTCGCACTCGCTTCGCTCGTATCGGATGGCCAGTGTTTTAGAGAGTTATTATACGCACCAACAAAACTTTCAAAAGCGGTATGGTCCTAAAACGATTGTGTTGTTGGAGGTGGGTCACTTTTATGAATTGTACGCTCTGAAAGAAGATGAGATTGAACATCTCAAAGAGATTTGTGAAAAGTTGAATCTCACGTTGACCTATAAAGACAAAAAGAAAAAGTTGTCCAAGTCCAACCCTAGAATGACCGGATTCCCATCTCAAGCCGTTAACCGTTATATCCAAATACTCCTAGATATGCAATATACCATCATAAAAATAGACCAAGTATACGATAATATCATCAATAAAAAAGGCAAATATGACGTCATTGAACGTAAAATATCCAATATTTATAGCCCAGGCACATTTGTAGAAGAAATGGCCACCGATAACGATACCAATTATATTATGTCCATATATTTCGAAATGGAGAACGCTGAAAAGAATATCATGACTGTCGGAATCAGTTTTATCGATCTGACCACCGGTAAAAGTGATATCTATGAATCGTTCAACACTACCGAAGATCCTAGCATAGCATATGATAATACTAATCGCCTATTTTATACCTATAATCCCAAAGAAGTCCTGATATATTCCAGAGGAGTTGAAGAAGCACCTGATACTTTTATGAAGCATTTAGACACTTTCAAGGACAAGATCAAAGTATACCTCAAGCTCAACGCAGTCGATCCCAAATTCTACAAAATCGCATATCAAAACGAATTCCTCAAAAAGGTTTTCGGCGAACCCCAAGGAATGCTTTCGCCGATCGAAGAACTCGACTTGGAATACAAGCAAACCGCGCTGATCAGTTATGTACTGTTGATGCAATTCGTATATGAACACGACAACAGCATCCTAAACAAAATACAGAAACCGGATGTCCTAGATGATAAATTCTACACTAGTCTACTAAACAATGCCATGTATCAGCTCAGTCTAATCAACAACTCTACAGAACGTGCCAATATGAAATACAACTCTATATACGGGATTATCAACAACACATCTACACCACTTGGCGGGCGGTTGTTGAAAAAACGGATGCTCAAACCCATATCCAATAAAGATATGCTGAATAAACGTTACGAATGTATCCAAGTGCTGGTGGATAATATTCCGAAAGGCCGATTCAAAGATCTAGATTATGTTGACATTGAAAAGAAAGACACTGCAATTAAAACATCTGTATCCTATAAATCAGTCGAATACTTTTTAACCGATGTGGTGGATATCGAGAGACTTCACCGTCGGTTAGACCTGAAAAAACTGCGATATTCCGAAATGGGTGTCCTCATACAATCGTATATGTCCATTAAAGACTTGTTGGATCACTTGTCTCACAATTCAGACCTAGTAGCACCGTTTTCCGCAGCAAAGTGGTATTTATCTAGATCGTCCGTCAAATCATTTACCGAATTTCTGGACAAACTTCAAACCACCTTTAATCTGGACCAACTGGAAAAAGGCCAAAACATATTCAACAAAGGTTTCAACACTCAACTAGATGAACTTTCTGGGATTATCAAAGAATGTAAATCATATTTCGATAAAACTTCCAGAGAAATGTCCGCCATTATTGAGGAAAATACCACCAGTGTGTACGGTAATAACAAGGATGCTGTCCGGGTTGAATACACTGATCGTGACGGATACTGTTATGTGACCACCAAAAAGCGGTTTGATGCTATGAGTCCAGTATATTCCAAGAAATTGCCAAAAGGTGATTCGTTTAAAAAGACTGCTCTGACGAATGCCTGTAAATTTTATACCACTGAATCCTCCAAGAAATCTGATTTATGGGTCCGGACATCCACTAAAATCGAAAACATCTCCAAAGATTTATATAACAAATTTCTAGACGAGATTGTGACTAAATACGGGGATATTATGTGGAATTTGGTGAAATTTGTGGAAAATATCGATTTCGTCAAGAGTTGTGCCAAAACGTCTATATTGAATAATTATGTCCGGCCTACTTTTAGTTCGACACCTCCAAAACATGGGGCTTATATCAAAGCTACCTCAGTACGCCACCCTATTATCGAAAAAATTAACACGGAAGTCCAGTATATCCCTAATGATGTTAATTTGGGTGTAGTGTCGGAAGATAAACCAGTAAATGGTATGCTATTATTCGGGATTAATGCGGCTGGTAAAAGTTCTTATATGAAATCCGTCGGAGTGGCCGTGGTCCTAGCCCAGATGGGTATGTTTGTACCCGCCAAATCATTTGAATTCGAACCTTTCCACAATATTATTTCTAGAATCACTGGTGAAGATAACATGTTTAAATCTCAATCCACATTTGTTCTAGAGATGACGGAATTGCGGAATATTCTCAAACGTTCCGATGAATATACCCTAGTTCTAGGCGATGAGATTTGCCATGGCACCGAACAAATATCCGGGCTATCCATCGTATCCTCTTCGATTATCAAACTCGAAAAAACCAATTCCAAATTCATTTTTGCCACACATCTGCATGACCTCTTGCAAATCCCGCAAATTAACGAATTGGAACGTGTCAAACCCTTTAACTTACGGGTCAATTTCGATGATGAAACCAATAATCTTATCTATGAACGTACACTGGAGCCTGGATCAGGTAGTAAATTCTATGGTCTAGAAGTCTGTAAATATATCATTGACGATCCTGAATTTCACGAGGTAGCTAATCAAATCCGTAAGGCTTTGCTCGCTGCTAATGGCGATGCGGACGCTGGTGATGGGATTATCCTAGAAGGCGAGGCCAAACAATCCAAATATAACGCGAATGTATTTTTAGGCCGGTGCGCCATCAAAGATTGCCCTAGAATGGCCGAGGATACACATCATATCACTTGTCAATCCAAATTTGATGAAAATAGTGGGATGTGTGATCATATCCGCAAAAATGACAGCAGTAACCTGGTATGTTTATGTAAGGGATGCCACAATGCAGTCCACGCTGGAGATATAACTATTAATGGATATATCCAAACTGCCAAAGGGCGTATCTTGGATTATGCCATAAACTCCGCTAAACCTGCTAGACGCAGTTCTTCACGTATCCGGAATAATCTCACACAAGAACAAATAGATTTACTACGATCTCTAAAAGATACCGGCAAAACTCGAAAAGAAATCAGCAAAATGCGCGAATTTATTGGGAAAAATGGTAAACATGTATCAACCTATATTATTAATAAAATCTGGAATGATGTTGATTTATAACGGATATAAATTTAACCTATAAATTTATACCTAGGGTATCTTAAGATGAGTTTTGATCATCATTCGCGTGAATAACCCACTGATTACCCCGTGCCTGATATCCAACAATATTCATATCCTTTTTCAGAGCATTTAAGATACCCGACTTGGATTTACCTTCGTATGTGTAATTATAAAATTTTTTGATCACTGGGCCGCGTTTTTCTCTTCTTGAAGCAGGAGAATAATACGCCAAAAATCCATCAGTTGCATTACCTGTGATAGTGTATCTTACAAAGAAATCGCTTAAATTGGTCTTTTTAGGTTGGGTGTCGCTCATAATGTTTATAGTATGGTATATTATAGTATGGTATACTACTACTATACTAGTTAAGTGTTTTTATTAAAACTTAGTCATCGAAAAAACTGTTGAGACTCTTACGAAATGCCGCGTTTATTTTGAATTGTTTTACTTCGGGGTTATATGAGATTATTTTCAAACACTTTTCCAGATGTTGTACCTCAAGTCCATAAGATTGCATAAAATCAGAAGCTTTTTCAAAATCACCTTTGGAACACCATCCGTAAATCTTTTTGGCAATGTGAATCAAAGTGTCTTTGTCCTTGATACCGGTATTCCGATATACTTCGCGGAAACTATTACGGATTGCGGCCACTCCAGACATACTGCTCAAAATAACCGGAAATTTGTATTTTACTGTTTTAAGGCTGGTTTGATCGGATTTTATACACGGAATGGCGCAACAAATTACGTTGAATATCCCATATAAATCCCATCTATTTTGATTGAAAATATGTAAGGTCATTACATTACCTTGCGACAAGTTGTCAGCTGAATAGGCGATGTTGTGTATATCTTTGATATTTCGGATATAATTCTCTTGGATATGGAAATAGATCGTAGAATCACAACTGGCCAAATTGGCTAGGTAGTGTATATCTTTTTTATGAAACATTTCATTGACTGATTCCGACACGCTTAGTGTATAATCTTTGCGTTGTAGATTGGATTCCGCGGATGGAGTCCTAGGAATACTGTAATTGAGTGAAATGACTAGCTGTCGCAAATCACCTTTGCATACGTTAATCAAATCATCTTTAGTTTTTTGACTGAGTCTAAGGGATTCTGCATCTGCTATACGATTGATTAACTGCATTTGATCCATTTCTGTAGGACTCTTGAGGACGACGTGTTTACAATATTTACATATCAACGCGATTTTCTTTTTATATACCTGGTTGCACGTTAAAATAATTGGACTCTTTTTATATATACGCGCTCGCTTGTTTTTCCCATTAACAACTTCCAATATAGTCGGAATACCACCTTTATCATATACATTATCCATACAATCTATGTCATCAAAAATATAAGCGAGCTGTTTCCTTTTTGATGCATCGTCAAATAACCGGTTCAAACTTTTAATACTTCCACTTGAATTATTGAAAAACCGCAAGACATTATCCTTTGATCTGGATGTGGAAGTGCTCATCTCCTCCGGATCATACCCATATTCATTTAGCAGAAAATGCGCCAGGACCGTCTTTCCACACCCGATAGGCCCTTGTATAAGCAACGGCTGTTTATGTTTTTTATACGTTTTAATCCATTCTATACACTCCTGAAGTTGTGCCTTATTTCCCACAAAATCTTTTTCTTTGATCGGTTTATATTTATCTACCCATTGCATACTCTGGTTTTACGTTAAAAGTATTTGTGTATATACTATTAAACTATTATAATAGCCCTTAAATATGAAAGCCTTGATTGTAGCCGCTGATTTGAAGAATGGTATTGGATATGAAGGCAGTCTAGCCTGGGATATTAAAGCGGATTTGAAATATTTCCGAGAGATTACTAAAACACCACCAAAGGAAGGCCTGCAAAATGTAGTGATTATGGGCCGGAAAACTTATGAATCTATTGGCAGGGCTTTGCCTGGCCGGTTAAATGTAGTTATTAGCAGATCCGATCCAGTAGTAGCCGATGGTGTTTTGGTGTTTCAATCCATTGACGACGCTCTAGCCAAAGTAGATGGTCTAGAAGGTCTAGGGGATATTTATTTTATCGGGGGTCACGGCATTTACAAAGAAGTTATGGATCGCGGATTATGCGACAAATTACTAATTACCAAGGTGATGTGCGTTTATAGGTGTGATGTATTTTTCCCTGAAATCGACCTGGAACAATACCACCTACACCATGAAGACCGGACGTTCTGCGAAAATGGCATTTATTTCAAATTCCAGACGTATCTCAAGTCGAATAAGGAAGAGAATCAGTATTTGAATTTGCTAAAGCACGTTATCAACCTCCCGAATGTCCGCCAAACCCGCAATTCAACCACCAAATCGGATTTTCATCATACTTTGCGGTTTGACCTGCGTAGCGGTTTTCCGATTTTAACCACCAAACGCGTATATTGGAAAGGTGTGGTCGAAGAACTGTTGTGGTTTATCAAAGGATCCACCGATTCGTTGGAACTATCCTCCAAAGGTGTGCGGATTTGGGACGGCAATACTACCAGAGAATTCCTGGATTCCCGTGGACTCACTGATTATCGTGTCGGAACTACCGGACCGTTTTACGGATTTCAATGGCGGCACTATGGTGCCGAGTACCATGGGCCTGATGCCGATTATACTGGCAAAGGTGTCGATCAACTAGCCGAATGCATCCGGTTAATTAAAGAAGATCCCACTTCCAGACGTATTTGCATGACCGCCTGGAATCCTGAAGCTATTCCTAAATCCGTATTGCCGCCATGTCATTCCAGTTTTATTCAGTTTTATGTTGACACCGCCTCTGGCGTACTCCACCTAAGTATGTACCAACGCAGTGCCGATCTATTCCTTGGCGTTCCCTTTAATATTTCCAGCTATGCCTTGTTGCTTAGCATGGTCGCACGTCTGACCGGCCTAGTCCCTGGCGAGTTGATCATGAGTTTCGGCGATTGTCACATCTATACTGAACACTTTGATGCCGTCAAGACCCAAATCGCTAGAACCCCTACCAAATTCCCTATTCTAGCTATATCCGATGACGGTTCGATCAAAACCATTGACGATTTCCGACCAGAACACTTCAAACTAGTTGGTTATTCCCCGCAAGCTAGTATTAAAGCCCCGATGATTGTTTAAACTACTTTTTATAAAAAGTAGTTATTTATTTAGTCTTTTAAGTTTTTGACCTACTTTTTCTTAAAAAGTAGTCTTAATCTTATCTAGGTGCTCCATGAATTCAAAGAGTTTGAGTCGGATTTTATCGTTGTGTTCTTTTAATAGGAACAACAGTTCCGGTAAGAATTGATAGATTTCGCCAGATTCCAGTTTATCATCCGTTTTAAGTTTGATCTCATTCAACTCGCCATCCAAATCTTCGCTTTGATATTTATACATATATTCAAAGGTTTTTTCTATTTTGACCAAGAGATCCGCATGATCAAATGCTTCGTTATGAATCATTTGTTTTAGCAATTCAAAATCAAAATCCTGTTTCATTTCCTTGACACGTTCATCACGGTTATTAACGATAATGAAAGACATTTCTTCGACCAAACTTTCGAATAGTGAGACCAAAGCCGTATAATCAGGTGGAGTTGCATTCATCTTTTCTAGAATGGTGTCGATGCACGCTTTCTTGACTACATCCTTGATAGTCTGTTGGGCTTCATTGAAATCCATTTCTTGACTTTCCCGACGGTGTGTCTCGATTCTTTCTGTGACTGACGTCGGTGGTGTCGGCGATTCGTCCAAATCCACCCGACCATCTTCTTCAACATCGTTCGGCAATACAAAACTATCCAAATATTCCAGGCCATATTCTCCGGCCATTGCCTTGATACGTTTGCGGAATGATGCGATCATATTATCTACCATCCGCAGCTCTTCATCTCTAGAAGCATCATCGGAATACAGTATTATATTTCGTTTGTTTACTAGACCATAATAATCTTGGGCGAATTGATTGACAATGTTAATGCTATCTATTTTAGTCCATTCATTGAAATACATCATGTAATTTTCGACCGCTAAATAAAGTAGATGAATTTTCATCTCTAAAAGTTGGTTGGGTGTACGATGAGTGCATACATAAGTCATAGTTTCGTTGATCTGTTTGGCGAATTCGTACAACGTAGCTTCAAGTGTATCTTTTTGAAGCTCTTCTGCCGTCTTTTCCAGAACACTTTCTGGATTGTGGCATACCATGAACGCAGTTATAAAATGTTTGATTTGTTTTTGTTCTAAATTTTGGGGAGCCTTTTTGATATATGTGTATAGACTCTTTAATGTGGCATTCGCGTAATCATATACCGCTTTACTCATTAGACTTTGCTGGAAATTTCTCAATTCATCTTCTTTGGCAATATTCACAGTATTCAAAAACACTGTAGAATGATTTACCACTCGATTAATTTTCCAATATAATTGGATTTTTTGTGCTGATTGTTGTTTAACTTCGCTGGTCATACGTTAGTTTATATACGTTAGTGTAACGTCTACGATATAAATAATATATAAAATATAAAATATTTCGTTATTTTATACCAAGTATATTTTACTGGACCAGAGTATGAACGGTGATCCGCTTATAGAAGAATCCGAATATGTCGGTAAAATAACTTCCAAAGATGGACAAGAATGTATTGTTGCTCTTATAAAAGGAGAGGATAGGTATGATAATGAAGTCATAGATGAGGTTTATAATCAAATCAGCGATTTAATAGATGAAGGTGAGATTTGTGAAGGTATCCGTAAAGGTTATGTCGATGCATTGTATGAAGACTACACCAATCTATTCGTGGCTTATATTTTCACTGGCACTTATGAGGAACCCGAATACACCATTTGTGGATTAGCCTTTTTTGACAAATTCGAAATGGCTGATACTAAAAAGAAATCTACTCCAGCCAAATCTAGGAGTTTCGGCATGCCTTCTCTTCGTAGTTTTTACGACGACGATGACTCTGAGGACGACTCTTACGATGACTCGGAAGACGACTCTGAGGACGACTCTTACGACGACTCTTACGACGATTCTTACGACGACTCATACGAGTCGTACGAGTGGGTTAAAGAAGAAACGAATAAAACAATAAAAGCTAGAAATTTCATTAAAATGCATCACATGGCTTTGATTTGTGCCAATAAAGGACATGGCGGTAATTTGCTAAGACTTATTCACAACTATCTCAAAGAAAATACCGAATATACTGATGTGCTTATCGAGGCTGTAGGCGATCAACTAGGATTTTATGAACACATCGGATACAAATATCTCAGAGGTGACGACAGAATTCGATCGAAGGATGGAAATTACTATATGTCCTTTTCCTTGAAATAGGTTAAAATTACTAAAGTGTATGGCTATACTCAAAATATTCCCAACGCAAACACAAACGTAGTTATGACCGACGTAATTATTGAAATCCCCAAACATAGTCACATCAAGTATGAATACGATCATGATACAGGTATGATCAGATGTGACCGTATTTTAAACAATTCTATGATGTATCCAGCAAATTATGGCTATATTCCCAAGACTCTTTCTGGAGATGGAGATCCACTTGATGCCCTATTTATTTCGGATTACCAACTACATCCAGGTGTGATTATCAAGGGTCGGGTTGTAGGAGTGTTAAAGACTGTTGATGAATGTGGTAAGGATGACAAGTTACTGATGGTGCCTAGTTGCGAGGTTGACAAAACCTATTCCAATGTAAATAATTATACGGATCTAGGCCAAAGCACTCTTACCAAAATCAAGACCTTTTTCGAAAACTACAAAAACATTGATTCCGGAAAATGGGTCAAGGTCGAAGGTTACGGTTCCAATGAAGAAGGTTTAGAGATCCTCCGACAAAGTTATGTTAATTATTCTGAAACTAATGTACAATAATATATTAGTTACTAGTAACGTGGTCGTAACACAGTCGTACTCGTATGCAAAACTTTAAAGCATTTATTATCGGATCATCGATCCCTGTAGTAGTATTGCCGTTTTTATATCTAAATTCGGCATATACTCAACCTTATATTGCTCAAGATGCATTTAACCGGCAAGCCTACAAATGGATCCCTGTTATTATCCCTATTTTATATGGTATATTGAATGTAATCGCCGTGAATATCGGCAAAGATTGGGATAAATCCAAAACTACTAAAAAGATGTTTATTTTCGGCGCTGTTGCCGGACTGTTCCTTGCGCTATTAGGCAATTTCTTGTTTAAATTCTCTACCTATCTCAATTTCTTTAACTGGGGTGGGTCCAACCTCAAATACTTGACTATTTTGGTAGGTATTGCCATTTACACTGTCGTATTTGGCGTTATTGTGAATTATACTAACCGCGCGTTTGAGGTATCTCATTAGAAATAAAATTAAGGTATTATATTAT